CAATTTCCTGTATGTTGATGCCTTCATTAATCAACAGGGTAGCGTGGGTGTGGCGGAAGTCGTGTATTCTTATATGCGGAAGCTCAGCAAGTGCAGCGTATCTTATATTGTGTGTGTCAAGCGAAGCGTCGGGCAGGTAACTGATACCGCCGCAAACCCTATAATCTTCAGTAAAGTTTTTATCTGCTTGCTGACGTTTCTTGTGCTCGTCGAGTATTTTCAACAGTGGCAGAGGTATTTGTAGTGAACGATACGACGATTTGTTCTTAGGCGGGGTTTCTGTTATCTTGCCTTTTATTTTCTGTGATATGGAGCGGCGGATATTAAGTGTATTACCCGTTATATCGGACCATTTCAGCGCATTGATTTCACCTTTGCGTGCACCGGTGTAGAAAGCAATGGAGAAAAACACATAGTACCCCCATTCGGTAATTGTGTCTTTTTCTTCACACATTTTCTTGACAACGCTTATATATTTCAGATACTGATCGGCTGTGTAGTAATGTAGCTTGTCCTCCGGTGTCTCAAAATACACCTCCTTAAAATTGCCCACAGCTAAAAGCGGATTTTTAGGCAGGTAGTCCATTTTTACAGCATAATTCAGTAGAGCTCTGAGTTCGCCGTAATAATTCTGTAATGTTTTGAGCTTATATCCTTTTTCGGATAGTATGTTCTTCCACTTCTGAAGCTGAGCTGTGTTGAGTTTGTTTAATTTAATATCAAACAGATACGGCTTTACAGAGGCGTTTATATTATCGTTGATCTTTGCAAGCGATGTTTCTCTCACTTCGCCCTTTTTCGTGATGTAATATTCGGCGTACAGCTCTTCCAAAGTCATAGAAGATACAGGTGCTTCCTTCGATTTTGAATAGGCACTCATCAGTTCGGCTTCAAGCTGTTTTGCTTCTGCCGCTCCGTAAGTGATACGGGTAAGCTGACGTGCTACACCGGTCCTGTCAATATAGTTTATGCGAACTCTGTATTGTTGCAAACCGTCTTTTTTTACGCTTGTTTTGTATATCGGCATTTTAACACCTCCTAAATTTTTTCCCCGTCAGCAGAAGTTGACGGGGAATTGAATTATCTTTCGTATCCTTTTGATTTTTTCTTTTTGGGTTTTATTTCCTGTGTTTGCTGATAACCCGATACTAAATCTGCGTGACAGTTTTCGCATGTTTTGGCGCAAGCGTCATTTATGTGTGCACAGTTAGGACAACATATTTTTTCGCTCATTTTCACTTCCTCCTTTCTGTTGGGATGCTTATTAAACACCAAGTTTCGCTTTAAGTGCATTCTGTAATGTCTGTGAGAAATTGACGTTGTTTTTTACTGCAAGGTCGTTGAGCCATGCGGGAATTGTAAGCGTTTTCTTGACGGATTTTTCAAAATGCTTTTTCGCATAATCTTCCACATCAACGGATACGAGGTTTACAAATGCGCTTTCGTATTCGTCATACTCGGCGTTTATATCTATATCCGCAGGATCTGACGGCGCAGGAAGCTCTGACTTACTCTGCTTAAGGTCATAGATGTAACCCGCAAGACAATCAACCGCCATTTCCATAGCGTCCTGTAAGTCATCGCCGAATGTTGAAAGATGGTCAAGGTCGGGGAAAATCACGGAATACTGACCGTTTTTCTCTTTGTAAAAACAAGCGGGATAAACAGATAACATAACAGTACCTCTCTTTCTATATACGGCAGGATTTGGGGCTTATCTCAGCCCCGCCTGCTTGAGTATTGAATTTGCCGTGCCTTTCGGTATGTCGCCCTTGTGGTTCGGCACAGTAACCTTTCCGGGCTTGTTTGGATTTGTGTATTGGAAGTGAGAGCCTCTTGTATCTTTCAGCACCCAACCGTCAGCCTTCAATAGCTTTTCCAATTCCTTGAACGTCATACGCTCTACCTCCTTACATTTAGTATTATAGCATAGAATACGTGTTACGTCAATACGTATTGAAAACTTTTTAGAAAAATTTTATAAATTCACATCTAATGTAGCGTTTCACGACCTTAGCGGTAATTTTTAGATTACTATACTGGCTCAGCTACCCCTATAACTCTGCCAACGCATTCGATATCACCGTCTGACGGATATATGTTCTTATATTCTTTGTTGTGGGATACTAAACAGTTATCCCCTGCTTCTTTTATGTAACCTTTTCCGTTCTGAATAAATAAACCTATTTTTCCTTTTGGAATTTCATTGGTTTTCACGATATAAACAATATCTCCGTCTGAATAGGTCGGTTCCATGCTATGACCATCTATTTCAACTGCAAAATCTGCTCTTCGTGCAACTTCATTATCAATTACTCTTAAAGATTTCCATTGATCAGGATCGTCAAGTGAATAGCCGCAACCAGCAGATACTTTATTAACACTAAAATGAGAAAACATAAAAGTGGGTTTTTTAGACTTTGATACTCTATCGTATTCAATGTCAAGAAGTCCATCAACTGCTTTTTTGCCGAAAGCGTCTAAAGATTGATATTTTTTATTATTGGTAATATTCCATAAATTACTTAATGAAATTGGTGTGTTTTCAAAAACATGACTTAATGGTTTAAATGTTGAACAAGTTTCATCAGCAAAAACAGCATAAGAATTGCCTTTGAAACTTTCTATTATAAGATAAAACCTATGACCGTCTTCACAAGAAAATTCAAGTGCTATACCATCGCTTTTTTGGTTGTCAAAACAAATGGTTTTAGTTCCCTCAAAATGCGTTATTTCATAATCGCATATAGGACATTTTATCAAAGCATCATCTTCATCAATTTCGTGAGGAACGAAGTTTAAGGTAATTTTATCGTCGAGTAATGACGAAACAGGACATTTGAAATATTTTGCAATTTTCTTAATCATATCAATGTCCGGCTCTCTGCGACCATTTTCCCACATACCTATTGTACTCTTTGCAACACTAAGTTCTTTTGACAATTGCTCTTGAGTAATATCATTTTTAATTCTTAGGTCTTTAATTTTTGTAGAAATCATAAAAATCACTCCTTGTGAACATAGTATCACGTTTTGTGAAAAATGTCAATAAAAAACTTTGTGTTTTGTGCAAGTCCACGAATTGTGCATAAAACTGTTGACAAGTCTGCAATATGTGATATAATATCCACAGAAGGAAGACAGAAGGAGGTGAAACAATGTCAACTACGATAAAAAAATACAGGTTAAAAAAGGGGCTTACTCAAGAAAATTTGGCTAATTTACTGAATGTCAGTAAGTCTACTATTGGAATGTGGGAAACAGGAGCAAGAAAACCCGATATCATAAAGTTGAAGAAATTAGCTGTAATATTAGACTGTTCAGTTGATTCCTTACTCAGTGAAATATGAGCTCCTAAAAGAAACTATAGCAACAACCGGAGGAGGTGAAGAAATGCTGTTAAATCTGAAAACAGAGATAGCCCGAAAACGTTTGTCTGCCGCAAAAATAGCGGAGTATATCGGTATAACGCCAAAAACCATGTCGTGCAAGGTAAACGAAAAAACTGAATTTACTCGTTCTGAGATGTTTGCAATACATAGTCGATTTTTCCCTGATGCGGATATGCGCTACCTGTTTTATTCGGAAAATGACAAAATGAAAGAGAGCAAATCACTTTAACAGTAATCTACTCTCCCAACATTTCGAGCTTTTCAGCTCATCGCTTTATCACTTTGATTTCTTTGAAGGTGTCTGTGATAAAGCACTTCCGGCAACACTTTTGGCGTTTTTGCCATAGCGATTGTCACTAAGAATTTTAGACGCTTTAGTGGCAACAGCTTTTGAAGTTGTTTTATTAGCCATAGCTTTTCCTCCTTTCGCAATTAGTATGGTTGTATTATACCACATATAGTTGCAAATGTCAAGAGGACAACAATATATTGTGCTAAAATGCGCCTGAATTGGGCTGAAACGATTTAAAACAGCTTAAAACAGTATAAAATGGCAAAAAAATAATCCGTTATGTGGCTTAGTGAACCATAAATAAAATAAAGGAGGAATTAAACATGACAAAGCACAGAGTAAGAGTACCGNCGGCGATACGTCTTTATTACGAGCACACCGAGATAGGCAATAAGGACATCAGGGCTATTTTCGGCGATATGGGAAACGGCAGGATCGGCAGGCTTAAGCAGCTTGCACTTGAAGCAATGCACGAACGAGGCACAGTGCACTATAACGCACAGTACGTCAACACAGAGGTTGCATATGACGTGTGGGGAATAGACATCAAGCGTCTTGAGCGTGGTATTGAACGGCTGAATAAGCTGAATATCGAGGTGACGATATGAAAATAGCTAAGATAATCGCCTACATACTCTCCCAGCTCCTGCGCTTGTGGGTAACGGCGTGTGCGGCAGTGATGATGTATGTTCCTATGTCGGCACTGGCTTACGCAGAAAGGGGCT